AACTGCGACTACTTCAACAATGGCAAGAAAGTACTCAAGGCTCTCGATGCAGATGCCACGATGGGTGCCTGCATGAAGTTCAAGTTCCTCTGCGCTGCTGAGGCTTCCTGTCAGGCTTGGGAGTGTGAGTCTGAGGGTTGGGATGACTGATGCCTCTCAGTAAAGCAGGCAAGAAGATCAAGGCTAAACTAGAAAAACAGTATGGCGAAAAGAAGGGCGAGGGAATCTTCTACGCTATGGAAAACAAGGGGGAGATTCCTGGAATGAACAAGATGAAGGGTTATGCCGCTGGTGGCATGATGAAGGAAGTGCCTGAGGACAACAAGGGTCTCAGCAAACTTCCTAAGGAAGTTCGTAATAATATGGGCTACATGGCCAAGGGTGGCATGGTTAAGGGTTACAACGTCGGTGGTATGGTTAAGTCCACTGGCAAGATGAACACTGGCATTAAGAAGTGTGGTGAATAACATGGCAAATCGTGATGAAATGAGCTTTGGCAGAGCCTTTGCAGATGCCCGTAAGGAAATGGGTGGTGGCAAGACTTTTACCTGGCGTGGCAATAAGTACACCACGGACTTGGCTGAGGAGGCTCCTGCTAGGGGTTCTCGTGGCTCTACAAGCCGTGCCCCTACGGAGTCTGCACGTCCCCAGGCTCGTCGTCGTTCCGTGGATGAAGTTGCACGTAGTGCTTCTGCAGCTATCGACCGTGCAGAGGGTAAGCCTGCTACTCGTCCCCAACGGAATCCTCGCAGAGTTCCTGGCCCGAATGAAGGCACTGCCACCTCTGTGTCTACACCCCGTGTAACATCTGGGCCTATTGATAGAGAAGTCAGAAGAGACCCTCGTGACAAAGCACCAACCCCCACTAAAGTTAACCGTGCGGATGTTATTCCGCAAATCGTTGAAAGCTTTATTAACGATGCTACCACTCCCTCCCTGAGAACTGGTGCAATAAAAATTGCAGAGGAGGGTGCCAGAAATAGAGTCCCTGGTCGTGCAATTATTATGGCAATCCAAAACTTTTTGCGTGGTGAAGGCCCGACTGACCCTTCTGTAATTCTCAGAGAGGGTCGTCCGTCTGGCATGGCTAAGGGTGGTATGGCCAAGAAGCAAGGCTATGCTCGTGGTGGCATGGTTAAGAAGGGGAACACTGACCGTCGTGGCAAGGGTATGTTCTACGACTCTAAGTCCCCCAGAGGTTACAAATGAGACTTGTTAATGATAAAGTTCTTGGGCACATGGGTGATGTCCTGGCAGAAAAGATTCGTGGAGAGTGGCATACTAAGGATGCTGCCATCCTCCAGTTTATCTCTGACCAGGAGGAAGTGGTTCGGGCTAGGGATGAGAAGGGTCACTTTATTCCTGATGACCCTACCACTCCCGAGGTGAATGAAGCCTGGACTACTAAGCTCAAGAAGAAGGCTACCAAAAAGAAATGACCCTTTACAGCCAAGGCAAGCCAGCACGTACTGTCAGTAAGGGTGTCATCTGTGACACTCAGGATGCCGTAGAGACACTCTACACCTGTCCTTCTAACTGTCGTGCTGAGGTGACCATGCTGTTCTGTGTGAATGCAAATGGTAACACCACTGCCCTGGCTAAGTGGGTACGAGCAAGTGACTCTGCTGAGTTTAGGCTTATTGGTGGTAAGAACCTAGGCGTAGGTGAGTTTGTTCTACTCACAGATGCTACACTTGTACTGGAACCCGGTGATGCCCTTAAGTGTGTTGCTTCAGGTAATGCTTCCCCAGAACTAGACTTTATGTGTACTGTTACTGAGACCTTCATTCCAGTAGGCTAGTCTGCATAACGGGATTGCATTCTTATCTGTAGTATAGTATAGTGATTCTGGTATAACTACTCCGTCTCAACAAAGGAGTAGACCAATGCTTAAGAAGATCCTAGACTTTATCAACGACTACCACGAGAAGAGAGTCGCCTACATTCAACTCAACTACCTGACTGACAAGCAGTTGCAGGACTTGGGTCTGAAAAGATCAGAGATTGTGGACACAGTTTATGGCCGAAAAAAAGTCTAAAGTAAACGAGGCTGGCAACTACACCAAGCCTGCCATGCGGAAGCGCCTCTTTGAGAAGATCAAGGCTGGCACCAAGGGTGGCAAGGCTGGGCAGTGGTCGGCCAGGAAAGCACAGCTTTTGGCCAGTGAATATAAAAAAGCTGGTGGAGGCTACAAGTGACTAAGAAAGCCCCACAGAAAAGCCTAGACAAGTGGACCAAGCAGGACTGGCGTACTAAGTCAGGCAAGCCATCCACTCAGGGACCGAAGGCTACAGGTGAACGTTACCTACCTGCTAAGGCAATCTCCGCACTCTCTGCGGAGGAATACGCAAGAACCTCCGCAAAGAAGCGCAGGGACACCAAGGCAGGTAAACAACACTCCAGTCAGCCAAAGACTATCGCTAAGAAAACCAGCAGACACAGGAAATCCTAATGGCACGTACAGAAATGCAACAGAAGTTTCTCGATGTCCTCTTTGAAGAGGCAGAGGGTAACTTTGTGAAGGCTAAGAAACTGGCGGGCTACAGTGACAATGTGGCTACGTCTGTTATCGTTGATGCTCTTGAGGATGACATTGCAGAACTGGTCAAGAAGTACTTGGCTCGTTCTGGTGTTAAGGCTGCATACACCATGCACCAGGCAATGGTTAACCCCACTGACCTGGGTGTGAAAGAGAAGATGTCTGCAGCTAAGGACATCCTTGACCGTGCTGGGTTCAAGGCTACGGACAAAGTGGAAGTTAAGTCAGAGACTCCTCTGTTTATTCTTCCTGCTAAAAAAGATGAGGATTGACAAACAATCCCAGAAGAGGTAGCATGGCTAGACTAAAAAGAACATGGACACTACCCCCACCTGAGGAAACGGAAGAAGAGTATATCTGGTACCCTGTTGTTCGAGTTGGAAGGTTTATTCCCTTTGGCTACGAACAAGACCCAGATGACCCAGACATCTTACTCCCTATCCCTGAAGAGCTTGAACTGTTTGAACAAGCCAAGAAGCACTTGAAGCAGTACAGTTACAGACAAGTAGCTGCATGGCTGAGTGAGCAGAGTGGGAGACCAATATCCCACGTGGGTTTGTTTAAGAGGGTTAAACTTGAGCAGGGACGTAAGAGACAAGCTTCAAATCTCCGCTACCTTGCCGAAAGGTACAAGGCGGCGCTCGAAAAAGCCGAGAAAATCGAACGTCACAGAGTCGGTGCAAGAGGCACCCCAGACGGTGACGGAGAGACCGACAGTACCTGCTCAGGCGAGTCCAGAGAAGATCGAGGTTAAGAAGGCGCAGGAAGTAATCTTCCAGCCTAACCCTGGTCCTCAGACCGACTTCCTGTCCGCACCTGAGCAAGAAGTACTGTACGGTGGTGCTGCTGGTGGTGGCAAGTCCTACGCTATGCTGGCTGACCCCGTACGGTACTTCAATAATCCCAAAGCAAGGATGCTCCTTGTCCGTAGAACTACGGAAGAGTTGAGAGAACTTGTGGCGGTCTCCAAGGAACTCTACCCACGTGCCATCCCTGGCATTAAGTTCCTTGAGAGAGATAAGACCTGGGTGGCTCCCTCTGGTGCCTCCCTCTGGCTGTCCTACCTCGACCGAGAGGATGACGTGAGCCGTTACCAGGGTCAGGCGTACACCTGGATTGGTTTTGACGAGTTGACACAGTGGCCCACACCCTATGCCTGGGACTACATGCGTACTCGTCTCCGTACCAGTAAGGACTCTGGCCTCAAGCTGTACCAGAGGGCCACGACAAACCCTGGCGGTCCTGGGCATCAGTGGGTCAAGAAGATGTTCGTTGACCCCTCAGCCCCTGGGACTCCCTTCTGGGCTAAGGATCTAGACTCGGGTGAAGTTATTACCTGGCCCAAGGGTCACAGCCTTGAGGGACAGCCTTTACTTAAACGCCGTTTTATCCCTGCTACTCTGCACGACAACCCCTACCTAGCAGATGACGGGATGTACGAGGCAAACCTGCTGTCTATGCCAGAGCATTTGCGTAAGCAGCTACTAGAGGGCAACTGGGATATCAACCAGGGTGCAGCCTTCCCTGAGTTTAGTCGTAGGCTACACGTTATCGAACCCTTCGATATCCCGAATAGCTGGACTAAGTTTAGGGCTGCTGACTACGGATACGGTTCCTACTCTGGTGTACTCTGGATTGCTGTGTCTCCCTCAGAACAGTTGATCGTCTACAGAGAATTGTATGTGTCTCGTGTGATTGCTACTGACTTGGCTGACATGGTTCTTGAGCGTGAGGAGGGGGAGAAGATTCGCTATGGTGTACTCGACTCCTCACTCTGGCACAAGCGTGGTGACACTGGTCCCAGCCTAGCAGAGCAGATGATCCTCAGGGGTTGTCGGTGGAGACCTGCAGACAGATCCAGGGGTTCCCGTGTGGCTGGTAAGAACGAGATCCACAGGAGACTACAGGTGGATGACTTTACTGATGAGCCTCGGCTGGTAATCTTTAACACCTGCACCAACCTGATCTCTCAACTCCCCTCCATCCCTCTTGACAAGAACAACCCTGAGGATGTGGACACCAAGTCAGAGGATCACCTGTATGATGCGCTGCGTTATGCTGTGATGACAAGACCACGAAGCTCTCTGTTTGACTTTGACCCACTCACCCAAAGATCTGGCTTCCAGGCCGCTGACTCAACCTTTGGTTACTAAGTAAGGACGTAACATGGACGAAGATGAAATCATTGACTCCGCAAACTCGGTATCCCTTGAGGATGTGGCTGAGAATGACTTCAATGACCCTAAGGCTGGCACGATTGTCGGATTCGTAGAGAGTCGGTTCAAGCGGGCAGAAGACGCTCGTTATATTGATGAACAGCGTTGGATCAGAGCATACAGAAACTACCGTGGTATCTACGGCCCTGATGTTCAGTTTACTTCCACTGAAAAGTCTAAGATCTTTGTCAAGGTAACCAAGACGAAGACCCTGGCTGCATACGGCCAGATTGTTGACGTTCTCTTTGGTGCCAACCGCTTCCCCATTACCATTGACCCCACCACTCTCCCTGAGGGTATCTCTGAGGCAGTCCACTTTGAGACCAACCCTCAGATGGATGCAGTGCAGGATCAACCCCAGCAGGACATGTCCCTTCTTCCTGGGGAGACTTATCCTGAGTTCCTGGAACGCCTTGGTGGTCTTCGTGACAAGCTGTCCCCTGTTGAGGGTAAGCTGAAGGAGGGTGAGGGTACAACCCCCACAGCTATCAGCCTCCACCCAGCCATGCTGTCTGCAAAGAAAATGGAGAAGAAGATCCACGACCAGTTGGAGGAGTCCAACGCAAAGAAGCAACTTCGTGTTGCAGCCTTTGAGTGTGCCCTGTTTGGCACTGGTGTAATGAAGGGTCCGTTTGCCATCGACAAGGAGTATCCCAACTGGGATGAGGATGGCACCTACAACCCCACCTTCAAGACTGTCCCCCAGACTTCCTCTGTGTCTGTGTGGAACTTCTATCCCGATCCCGATGCTGCCAACATGGAAGAGGCAGAGCATGTCATCGAGCGTCATAAGATGTCTCGTAGTCAACTCCGTGCCCTCAAGCGTCGTCCCTTCTTCCGTCACAACGCCATTGACAAAGCCCTTGCCGCTGGTGAGGACTACATCAAGGAGTGGTGGGAGCAGGAGATGGAGGATGAGTCCAACGAGTCCCGCACAGAACGCTTTGAGGTTCTGGAGTTCTGGGGCTACGTAGACACCGAGCTTCTCGAAGACTATGACGTTGAGATTCCCCGTGAGTTGAAGGATCTGGATCAGGTCAGTGTCAACATCTGGATCTGTCAGGGTCAGGTTCTCCGTCTGGTAATGAACCCCTTCACCCCCGCATACCTCCCCTACTACGCAGTTCCCTACGAGGTTAATCCCTATAGCATGTTCGGTGTGGGTATTGCTGAGAACATGGATGACACTCAGACGCTGATGAATGGCTTCATGCGTATGGCTGTGGACAATGCTGCACTCTCGGGTAACCTGATTATCGAGATTGACGAGACCAACCTTGTTCCTGGTCAAGACCTCTCGGTCTACCCCGGCAAAGTCTTCCGTCGTCAGGGTGGTGCCCCAGGTCAGGCAATCTTTGGCACAAAGTTCCCCAACGTATCCAACGAGAATATGCAACTCTTCGACAAGGCTCGTGTCCTTGCTGATGAATCCACTGGCTTCCCGTCATTCGCCCACGGCCAGACTGGTGTTGCTGGTGTAGGCAGAACAGCCTCGGGTATCTCGATGCTGATGTCTGCTGCCAATGGCTCCATCCGTACTGTGGTGAAGAACATCGACGACTACCTGCTTGCACCCCTGGGTAAAGCCTTCTTCAACTTCAACATGCAGTTTGACTTTGATCCTGAGATCAAGGGTGACCTGGAAGTGAAGGCACAGGGTACTGAGTCTCTGATGGCCAACGAAGTCCGTAGCCAGCGTCTGATGCAGTTCCTCGGTGTTGTCAGTAACCCTGCACTCGCACCCTTCGCTCGTATGGACTACATCGTGCGTGAGATTGCTAAGTCGATGGATCTCGATCCTGACAAAGTTGCAAACTCGATGGCAGATGCAGCTATCCAGGCTGAGATCCTCAAGCAGTTCCAGGCTGAGAACCCACAGCCCCAGCAGCAGCCCCAGGGCGGTGCTCCAGCAGGGGTACAGGTTCAGGATACCCAGGGTAGCGGCGGTGGTAACATCGGTACTGGCAGTACTCCTGTGCCTGGTGAGCAGGGCTTCTCTGGTAATACTGGTGGGTTGCCGCAATGAGCCTGAAGCTTCTTGTGAATAACCCAGACATCTGGAAGGCTCTCCTTGCAGAACTAGAGGAACGGATCGAACTGACTCATAAGAATCTGGAGCAGATGAATGCAGCAGATGAACTGTATCGTCTGCAGGGTGAGGCTCGGGCCTACAGAAAATTGCTGAATTTGAGGGATAAAGTTAATGCAGGATAAAGACAACATGAATGAACAGATGAGCCTCTTTGATATGGGCGGTCTGGCTGATGATGGTGCAATGCGTGATCCCGTGAGTGGTAACGAAGTGCCCCCTGGCTCAATGGCCTCAGAGGTTCGTGATGACGTTCCTGCAATGCTCTCAGAAGGAGAGTACATTGTTCCCGCAGATGTGGTACGCTTCTTCGGTGTGAGGTTCTTTGAAGATCTTCGGAGTCAAGCCAAGCAAGGTTTGATGGACATGGAGCGTAATGGTCGCATCGGCGGTGAGCCTGTGGATGCCCCGATGACTGAGGGTGACCTCACCCCAGAAGAGATGGCAATGCTAACTGAGATTACTGGTATGTATGCTGGTGGTGATGTTAAGAGATCCTCCCAGGAACGTATGTCTCTCCAGGAAGTTCTCTCCAGTAATATGAGCATCTATGATGCTATCAATAGCCCTGTTCGAGTGTATACTCCGGGTGGGGATGAAGCGACTACCCCTGAGATGAAGAGGGAGTTGTTTCAGAAGCTTGGGCTTATACAGATTGCAGAAGCTTCAGGTATGGCTCAGGGTGGTATGGTTATGGAAGACCCCCGCATGGCTCAGTACAATATGGCAAGCTATGCTGCCAGTATTCCTAACCAGCCTATGCGGGGTTTTAACGAGGGTGGTCTTCAGCCTGGTGTCGCTAGCATGACTCAGGAAGACTTTATGAATCAGGCGCAACAGGGTGGTGGTTTCCAACTACCCCGGAGTATCTTTACCCCTCCTGCACCTACGACCCCTACCACTCAAGAGCCTGAATTTACCCCGGTAATGCTGTACAGCCCCACAGGTATAGCAATCCTTGCCAGTAGTCAGGAACAGTATAACGACCTTATTGCACAGGGTTACACAACGTCACCCAGCCCAACACCTGTAACTCCTGATGATGACAGCGGTGATGGTGGTGATGGTGGTCCCCCCGGTGGTGCAGGGGGTGGTTTCTCCTTGAGTGAGGAAAACCGTGAAGCCCTGGCAAGCGACCCACTAAAGTTTGGCACAGAAGCTCTTGGGTTTGAGATGCCTTTTGGTGCTGACACTGGAGATGTCGCAGGGTTGGGTCTGATTGCTGCTGGACCCGCAGGTGCTCTTGCAGGTGGTTTTGTCGGTGCTGCTATGGAGCTTGACAATATTGCTAAGGCTAAGGCAGGTTTGATCGAGGCCAGAGCACAGGGTCTTCAAGATACCCCAGAGTTTGCAGCCCTGGATGCTGCAGTAAAAGCTGCAGAAAAAGACCTAAGCGGCCCTGCAAGATTCCTCAGCAACGTCCTCGGGTTTGGTGATGGTAAAAATTATGCTGCCTCTGTTACTGGTATGACACCTACTCCCCCAACCAGGGCTGGAGTAACACCCCCTGGTAGTGGAGTAACACCTCCTGGTGGTGGGGGAGGTACCCCTCGTGCCCCAACAACTTCTCCTGTGCCAACTCAAAGACCTGATAGGGATTCAGATGGTCCAGCAGCAGAATCTCCGGCAGACCGAGCTAGACGGGGATCTGAAGCAGTTATCTCGGCTGCTGAGAAAAACCTTGCATCTGAAGAAGAGCTTGCCGATATGCGAGCGGAGGCAACTAAAGCAGAGGCTCAACTTGCAGATATTGAAAGTAGAGCATCGGGCGGAAGAAACACCACAGGCCGTGTTGGGTTTGAAGGTGGTGGCCTCGTAGCCAAACCAACTCGTAAAAAACCGGTTGCAAAGAAAAAATAACCTGCTATGCTATTAGCAGCATAAGGCTACCTAGGGGTTCTTCAAGTCCCCTGGCCCCAACATAAGGATAGACTAATGGCCCAACTTGATACTGTAAAGACTCAGAAGACTGCTGGATATGTTGACCGTGGATTTAACCACGCCAAGAAGCAGAAGATGCTTGAGGAAGAAGAGAAAGAGATTGCTCGACTAGAAGCTCAACAACGGGGTGAGACCTATGAAGAAGGGTCCGAGGAATCCGATAGCGAGGCACCTAAGGCAACCCAAGTTCAGGAAACAAGTGGTTCCGAACAAGAAGAAGCCGACACGGAAGCCGAAGCACAGGAAGATGACTCTAACCTGACCGCTGAAGAGAAGTCCTTCAAGAAGCGTTATGGTGACCTACGTCGCCACATGCAACTCAAGGAGAAGGAGTGGCAGGATCGTCTTGAGGCTCTTGAGGGTCGAGCAAAGACTCACAACATTATTCCACCCAAGTCTGATGAGGATATCGAGAAGTGGGCAAAGAGATACCCTGATGTTGCGGGTATTGTAGAGACGATTGCTGCAAAGAAGGCACAGGAACTCTTTAAGACTGCAGAGTCTCGCCTTGCTGAATTTGATAAGGTTCAGTACGAGGCTACACGCACTAAGGCTGAGAATCAGATTCGGGATACACACCCTGACTTTGACAAGCTTCGTGCAAGTGATGAATTTCATGAGTGGGCAGATGCTCAACCCAAGTGGGTTCAGGATGCCCTCTACGAGAATGCAGATGACCCTGCCTCGGTTGTCCGTGTGATTGACCTCTACAAAGTAGACAAGGGTCTTAATCCTGCGGCACGTAAGCAGTCTGCAAAGGATGCCGCCTCGGCTGTGACACGAAAGTCTGCCAAGGCAAGCATAGATCCTGATGACTCCTCAAACTATCTTAAGGAGTCTCAGGTCGCCAGGATGTCTGCAGAGGAGTTTGAGAAACACTCTGACGACATCAACCAGGCAATTCGTTCTGGAAAATTTATCTATGATATCTCTGGTAGAGCAAGATAAGTGTTGACAAGCGTTTTGTTCTGGATATAACTAAGCACCAGTAGTCACGAGCCTCCCTCAGGGATTACCTCAGACTACAAAGCTTCCCAAAGCCTAAACGACAAGTAAGAACTACCTGGACAAGTACAGGCCCGTCCCTCCCCGAGTTGGCCGACTTAGGGAGGGTACGCACCCTAGAACGTGCAGCCTCTTGATTGTGATGTTTAGCTTTCTCATCAAAGCCAAACTATCATAGGAGGATATAACATGGCTTTTCAATCCGCTGCAGGATGGGGTAACCTGCCCAACGGGAATTTCTCGTCGGTAATCTACTCCAAGAAGGTGCAACTTGCACTTCGCAAGTCTACCGTTGTTGGTGACATCACCAACTCTGACTACTTCGGTGAGATTGCTTCGCAGGGCGATACCGTCCGCATCATCAAGGAACCTGAAATCTCGGTCTCGTCCTACGCTCGTGGTACGCAGATCACTGCTCAGGATCTGGATGACGAAGACTTCTCGCTCGTTATCGACAAGTCGAACTACTTTGCTTTCAAAGTCGATGACATTGAAGAAGCTCACTCGCATGTGAACTTCATGGACCTGGCAACCAACCGTGCTGCCTACCGTCTTGCCGACCAGTACGACCAGGAAGTCCTGGGCTACCTGTCGGGCTACAAGCAGTCGGCTCTTCATGCTGCTGCTGACGCAGTCAATGATGTCGTCAACGGCACCAAGGCTGTGGACACTGCTGGTTCGGACGAACTGCTTGCTTCCATGAAGCTGAACAAGGGTAAGTTTGGTAACATCACGACGACTTCGGCTGGCGATCACTCGATCCCCGTTGCTGCTCGTCTGCCTGGTGCCACTGCTCTGCCCACCGCCTACGTTTCGCCTGTCATGTTGATTAACCGTATGGGTCGTCTTCTTGACCAGCAGAACGTGGACAAGGCTGGTCGCTGGATCGTCATCGANCCGATCATGATGGAAGTCCTGATGGACGAAGACAGCCGTTTCCTGAACGCTGACTTCGGTGACTCGGGTGCTCTCCGTAATGGTCTGGCCCTGACCAACTGGAACGGCTTCCGTGTGTACGTGTCGAACAACCTGCCGCAAGTTGGCGGTGGTGCTGGCACTACGGGTACTGCAAACCAGAACACCGACTATGGTGTTATCGTCGCTGGCCACGAGTCGGCTGTTGCAACTGCAGAGCAGATCAACAAGACCGAAACCTATCGTGACCCCGACTCGTTTGCTGACATCGTGCGTGGTATGCACTTGTATGGTCGTAAAATCCTCAGAAGCGAGGCGCTGGTAACAGCAAAATACAACCTCGCCTGATGCGCTTTACTAGAGTAATCTAGTATCGAAACCCCCTTAATTCAGAGAAACCCTAAGGAGTTTGGACGACTCTATGGCAACTCTGAGCGAAGCCCGAAAGGGAACGTGCAACGACTAGGGAGCCATCCCGTACCTTCAAGTGAAGGGAAATAGGGGGAAACCGAATTGACAAACCTCGGTTTTTGATATAGTCTAATCTGCATGGAAACATGCAGCAGAGGTAAAGATGGTACAGAAAATAAAACTTCCAGAGGGTCACCCTTACAAAGATGGAAGAACTTGCACTAGCTGCGGAGAGTTTAAACCTGCCTCCCAGTTTACATTGGAAAAAGACTCCCGAGCTTTTGGTGGAGTTGCTATGAGATCCAAGTGCAAACCCTGTAACGAGTTTCGTAAGTACAAAGGTTTTATTAAACGTACTTATGGGATTACTTACGAGCAGTATGAAGAGTTGCTTGAACAACAAAACCATTGCTGTGCAATCTGCAAGAGTAAGGTTTCTAGTTCGAGAACAAGTAGACTCTTCGTAGACCACTGCCATGACAGTCTAGAGGTTAGAGGGCTTTTATGTTCCTCATGCAATCACGGCCTCGGACTTTTCAAGGATAGCCCTACACTGCTTAAACGTGCCATACACTACTTAGCCTCGGGTAAAGACTAACGCTCTTTGCTGAATATAAATGAAGATCCTTCGTCCTGAAGCTCTTGTGACTGCAAAATACAACCTCGCCTGATAGGAGAACTAAATCATGGCTACTGTTACTACCCTCGCAGGTGGCGCAACCGCAGGCCGTACTGCTGGTTCCGTTCCCTATCTCGTCAGCGTAAACATTGACCTCGCTGCTGCTGCAACTGCTAAGGGTTCGGCCCTGGCTGCTGCAGACATCATCGAAGCAATCAGTGTTCCCGCAAACACCGTTGCCCTGACTGCTGGTATCGAGGTTATCTCGGCACTGGTTGGTGAGTCGGCAGACACCCGTCTTCTGTTGGGTGTCACTGGTGGTGATGTTGACGCATTCGTCGCATCCTGGGACGCAACTGCTGCTGCCGCTGGTGCTTATGCTCCTGCTGCTGCGACTGTCCCCGTTGTGTTCGGCACGGCTGACACCATCGACCTCGAAATCGACGCTGCCACGACTGCTCCGACCGCAGGTACTCTGCGTGTCTGGGCTGTCCTGATGGATGTTGATGGTCGCTATGGTGCGGCTGAAGCTGACCGTGATCAACTCGCATAATAACAGAGGGGGGCTGCTTCGGTGGCCCCCCACTCTCCCATGAGAATACTTCATTCTAAGAAAAAAGTTGAAGGTTTTGAACACCGTATTTTTTCTTTGGATGACGTGTACTGGAAGCTGGATGAGGCTGCAGTTCTAGACCGCAAGTTTAGAGAAGCCTTATCTAAGTCGCTAGATGAACAGGGGATGCTGTGGTCTCCTATTGTGTGGAAGCAGTCTGTATTTCTCACCTACTTAAAAGAGAGTAAGAGAAGACATGACCCTGCTAAGTCCATAGAGATTGATCTGGAGTACAGGGTTGCCATAGGCAACAACAGGTTCCACTACGCACAGCAAAGAGGTTACACTCACATAGAGTGTGTTGTAGCCGATAGATGGCAAAGCCGAGACTTAATCCTTTCTCACACTGAGATGGAATACAAGAAAGACTTTTGATACATGTCAAACTATGTCACCCTTGTCAATAAACTTCTTGTCAGACTGAACGAGGTTACTCTTGATACTGGGGGTGACGGTTTTGATACTGTGCGTAACGTACAGCAGTTGGCAAAGAATGCCATCAATGATTCTATTAGACAGATTGCACAGACTGGTGAGGAGTGGCCCTTCCTTAAGAACACTTACACCCAGACTCTGACTGCAGGTACGAGAACATATAATTTCCCTGCAGATGCCTCTAGCGTAGACTGGGAGAGCTTCTACCTTAAGAAACTCACCGCTGCAAACAACAACCCCAAGTTTCTCCCCGCCATTAACTACCAGAACTACACTCAGAACTTCCGGGTTCTTGATGATGAGGGTGATACGGGTTCTGGTATTACTGCTCCCGACTACGTGTATGATACGTATGGTGAGAGCTTTGGCGTCACCCCTGTTCCTGATGCTGCCTACGAGATTGAGTATGTCTACTGGAGTGTTCCGACTGACCTGAATGCTTTTAGTGACAACTGCATCATCCCTACTCGCTTCGACTACGTTATCCTTGACGGTGCCATGATGATCATGATGCGCTTCCGTAGTAACGAGCAGAGTGCTGCAGTCCACCAGAATAACTTTGATGCAGGTATCCGTACTATGCGTCGGGTTCTGATGGACCAGCCTATGACTGTCAGATCCACAGTTATCGAAGGCTCCACTAATGCCCGATAAT